ATTCTAGAATAAACAAGAACCTTATTTGATCCAAGTTCTCTATAAACATCACCACCATGTCCACCTGGAGGTGGAATAATTACTGAGAAAGAAGCACCAGCACCAGTAACAACAGAATCTAAATCTAAAGTTGCAAAAGAATATCCAGATCCACCATTCGTTACCTGAACAGTAGATGGTTTACCATTCAAGAAAGTAACAGATGCTAAACCACCGTCACCATCTCCTTTAATAGGAACATTATTCTTTGTACCATTGAATTGATATGCAGCATCAGTTACATCTTCAATTGTGATAACTTCGATCTTACCATCAACAGCAGCATTTCTTACATCAACTACATCAGTATTATTTGCCCAATCTGTTGGCACAGGCATAAAGTTAGCACTGTCAAATTTGAGAATTTCTGAAGGTTTTATAGTGTAAAGATATTTCCAAATATAACCATCACTTTCAAGTCTAGGTTGAAGATCGGTATGAGTTGGTTGTTGCAAAGAAACAATTCCTTTTCCATTGTTTGATGGAGCAGAACCATTGTATATACAACTATAAACTCTATAATCCTCATTCATTACATAATAATTTGAGCTGTATAAACTACTAGAACTAGTTTGTGGACTCAATCTATTGATGCTATAATCGTGACGATACATCTCGTATATCGTACCACTTGTCCAAGAAACTTTATTTACAACTCTTAGAATGTCATTAGATGTGACTTTTTTGGCAGAAATAAGAGTATCATAAATGTCATCATACTGATCAAAATTATCCACTGGTGATGGAGTATTTGTATTCCAATCCGTTGCAACTTCTGTTGCATTAGGAAGTCCTATGAAGACATAATAACTGTTATCAGTCGTCGAAATTCCACTTACGAAATTTGACGCATTCAGTACTCTAATCTGATCCGTGATGACGGCTGGCATTATTTTGAAACTTTTTGTTTATTTATGTGTAATCTAAAGATAATTTAGTAGATCTTTGAATTTGAGGTGCAGTTGACAACCCAGTCAATCCATTTGAGGTGTTACATGTATACGCTGCACCAATAGCAGAGCATGTCCATTTAGTCCAACTAAAGTTACCATAGTTATTACCTTGACCAGAATTGAGTCCAACTGTAATTCCATGGGAACTAGTGTAACGAGTCTTGACACGGACAGTTTGTCCAATACCAGTGACTGAGTATGCTTGGTAAACACCATCACAGAACTCAGTACCAACACCAACAGCAGCAGTATTAGCAGCATTACGTGCTGCTACTCCAGTTCCAACATTGGAATTTGAAATTATAAAGTAATCATTGGCAGCAATGGTACTAGTTGTCTTGCCACCATATTCAGTTACTCTATGTGGAGAATTCAATGGTATATGGAATTCAAAGGTTATATAGTTGCTATCAACACCTATCCCTGTTAGAATACCATCATCACCAGTACAAGTTGCACCAGTAATAACTGTCTTAGGATAATTGAATCCTGTGCTTCCAAATCCTGTATTGTCTTTATCAGTATCAATAATTTTCAATGTTAGATCACTGGCATCTGGTGCTTCAGTTCTTCTAAACCCAATAATACCTGCGTCTGTGTAGAACGTAGTATCATTTTTAGCAATGTCTTGAATTATACGTGCAGCAGGATAAACCTGACCAACATACAAATCTCTTGCTTTACTTACTACTACACCATCAACAAATTTATCATTCCTTTGTTTAGACCAAGAGATTGGTCTCAAGGGTGTCTTAGAGGAACTAATTCCTGCACCTCTGTATAGAGTAGTTTGAATTGTATCTCTAGAACTAATGTTCCTAACAATACGTTCATCCTGACCTGCTTCTGGATTACTGTTTACCTGAACAATATCACCAGTTTTCAAACTAGGAACAGCAGTCAAAGTTCCTACATCACTATCAGTACCCCTATAGAATAATATTTGAAGTTTAGCACCTTTTTTAGGTGGTTCTGTAAATGCTATTTGAGTACCACCACTATAAGTATATGATATACCTGGTTCTTGAAGAACATCGTCTAAAAATATCAAAAGACTATTTTGTATAATAACGGGAACACCAATATCTTTCTCAAAACTAATAGCTGCTCCATCCTCAGTCAAAGTAAATACTGTTCTAGCACCATCAAAATCATCTGAGAAATCATCTAAAATCTGTAGTTTACCTAACACCCATCCAGAGAATTCATCATCCATAGTATGCTTAACTTTGAATGAAGTTGGTAAGAATGCTGCACCAGCAAACTTATGATCGTATCTACGGTTTACAGGAGAAAGACCAACTTGGAAAGATACTGTTGTACTACCTACCCCAACAATAGCAGTGCTTATACCCGAAACAGGATCAGTTGACCTTGGATACTTATGAAGAGATGTATAACTATCTTGCGAACATGTGAATCCAATACATTCATTTTTTAGACTCACGCCCATACCAACTGTCAAAGTATGAATACCAATAGCAACAGTTAATATACCAACATTTGCATTATATTCTGCAAATTCAATTTTATATTCATCACCACTAGCAACATCTATAAATCCTTTCTCAATAAGAGTTGGATCAGTATTGATACCACTTTGAACAGTTAAAATTTCACCTACACTATATCCATATCCCACATTTGTCAATTCCCAACCTTTCATTTGAGTAAGTAAAGTTGCATCTAAAGCAACTGATGCTCCTATACCCGTCAAAGAACTTACTAATGCAACGTCATCATATCCAATAGGAGAATCAAACTCAACCTCAGTTGGTTTATTGATAATACCACCACTAGAATATGATGTTGCAACTGTATGTACACCTACATTTACGGAGAACTTCCTTACACTAGGTACAATTTCAATAACTCTTGCTCCCTGATAACCAACTTCATCTGGAAATGGGAATGAATATGTTGAACTACCATCAGTCATATTGATACCACTCAATACAACTCTATCTCCAACTACTAAGTTGTGATTAGCAGATGTTGTTACAGTCATGATACCTGAGTTTATATCATGAATTGCATTTGATACTGTCTTATAGTAGTATCCAGAACCGTTCTCAGTTATATCAATTGTTTTTATATGACCGACTTCAGTTGTAAATGTACCAGCAGCACCTGTAGTTGCACCACCACCTAATACTTTAAATTTGTATGTAGTTTCATTATTATTTCTATATCCACTACCAGTGAAACCCATACCAATACTTGATACAACTCCTGATGAGTTGATTACAGCACTACCAACACCAACAACTCTTGGTTGATATCCATATCCATTCTCCCATTCGTCAATACGTGTAATAATACCTCTCCTGGGTAAATTATTAGAGTTTACATCAGAAGTGCTATATGTCTCTGTTTCTTCTGTACTCTCATTACCAGTAAATGTTATGGTAGTTATACCAGTAGAAGCATCACCATCTAAATTATAATCTATGCCTGGTCTTTGAAAAATATTGTTTATCAATATAGGACCAAAATCAGTGGATAATCCAGTGGTATTAACACCTGAACTCTTTATTGTAAACGTCTTACCTATTCCAGTAAATCCTAAAGAAATATCATCTAAGACAACATTATCATGATAATCAGATCTAGTGAAAACTCTACCTTGAAATGAACTACCGTCAGTAGAATCAGAAAGTATTATTTTATGAGTTCCAATACCAGAAGTTGTTAGGTCAATAGATTCTCCAGCTAAAGCTTTTCCTTTATTATCTGCAAATGAGAAGTTATTTGCAGAATTTTTGATAATGAAATATTCATGGTTTTCTTCTAATGGTCTCGGTGGATCAAGAGTTCTAAGTTTTACTCTCGTACCAGTTTCTAAACTATCTGATAGTAAGTTAAATGAGTTTGATGTTATATCTATGGTTATAGATGATATTCCTATTTCTTCTCTATTACCACCATAAGGCACATCTGAAAAGAAAATTCTATCATTTATAATATTATAATCACCACCTAGCAAATGTATAGTATCACCAATTTGATGAGCAAATTGTTTTGTACCCATCCATGCACGATCAACTAAAACTTTATTAGGAATACCATCAATCCCAATAATTTGGATACGCATTATCTCATCATTAACTCTTATCAAATCATATCTACTAAAATTACCTGGATCATTGAATAAAATTTTCGTACCAATTATATTATTATCACATGTAGTAACAGTACCAGGACGATCATAAACTGGAGATTGGATGACATTATCTATTACTATCAAACACTTACTATTTTGTTTTTCTGAAACAAATTTATGTGTAGTTCCTATACCGACAGTAGTCAATCCTATAGGTAAATTATTAGCAGCGTTTGCAGCACTAACTGCAACTTGAAATTTATCTTCAGTAACTTCAATTGCATATAAGTGTATTGGTAATGTAGTTGCAGCACCAACACCATTCAAACCATGTTGTATACCAACTGCAGTACCATTAGTTGCATCATAAGCAATAGGTTCACCAGTCCTAAAGTAATGATTAGTCATTATAAACTGATCTTCAGCAACATCTACTACTGCAGAATCACTAGCATCAAACGTCTTGGCAAAAACAGGTACACCTCTATGAGTCAAATTGAATGACTGCTGAAAGGTTTCTGTTGCCTTACCAAATTGCTTATTTACTGATGCTAACTTAAAGGCCATTTATAAGTCTTTTGAGATATTTAGAAGCCAACCTCAGTGTTACTTGAGAGTGCGTCTGGTTTGTCTATTCTT